ATGGTCGAAGCTGGACGCCGAGGTCGCTCGGATCTGGAAAACGGAAGACGGCCGCGATCTGAAGCTCAATCGCTGCGCCATCGATTCCGGCGACGGCCAGAACACCATGCACGTCTACGCTTGGGCTCGCCGTCATCCCGGCTTCGCGATGGCGATCAAGGGGCGTCCAAGCGTCGGAGTCTCGCAGGCGATTGCCGGTCCGACGTGGCAGGACCTCACGATCGCGGGCAAGAAGATCAAACGCGGCGTGCGGCTTTGGACGGTCGGCACGTCGATGCTGAAGCTCGAGCTATACGGGCAGCTGCAACTGGAAAAGCCGGTCGACGGCGAGGAATATCCGCCCGGCTACGTTTTCCTGCCGGATGGCACGACCGACGAATGGATCAAGCAGCTCGTCGCCGAGCAGCTTGTCAGCCGAAACCTTCGCAACGGCCGGCAGCGCAGCGAGTGGCAGCAGGTCCGCGACCGCAACGAGGCGCTCGATAACGCGGTCTATGCCCGCGCCGTTACCTACGCGCTTCAGATGGACAGTTGGTCCGATCGCAAATGGGCACTCCTGATTGGAGCGGTCACACCGAAGTCGCGGCGTCGGCCTCGCGCCGACGCTGATGCTCAGCCGATGCCGCCGCTGCCGACGAACGACAGTCCTTTACCCCGCCAAGGCGCGAATGCCGCCCGAGGTCGGATCAATCCGGTCACGGGCAAGGCGCGCGGCTCATTTCTAAACAGGAGGCGCTAATGGCCTGGCAGCAGAGCGACCTCGACAACCTAGATGCCTGCATCGCGAGCGGCGTGCTCGTCACGCGCTTTGCGGACGGGCGTGAGGTTCGTTACCAGACGCTCGAAATGCTGCTCGCAGCCCGTCGGGTCGTTGCGGCCCAGCTTTCGACGGCGCAGGCGGCCACAGCGGGCGCGGTCCGGCGCCGCTTCGCGTCGTTCACCAGCGGCCTCTGATGGCAACCCCGCCCAAACGCGGCTTTTTCGACCGCATGATGCGTCGGGGTTTGGTTCCGGCTCAGGACGCGCCTCGCCAGATCGTGCGGCGCGGGCGGGTGCGGGCGGAATATGACGGCGCCAGCGTCGGTCGCCGCACGACAAGCTGGCGCCGCGACGGGCGGGACGCCAATTCGGAGCTGAACACCCGCGTCATGCTCGCGCTGCGCGGGATGGCGCGCGATCTGGTGCGCAACAACCCGTTCGCCGCCCGCGGCGTGTCCGGGATCGCCAACAACATGATCGGAACGGGGATCACGTTCCAGATCTACCGCAACGGCAAGATTGACCAACCGTTGACCGACCTTGCGAGGCGCCATTTCGACACGACGGCATGCGATGCCTCGGGACGCCACGATTTCTATGGGCTTCAGGTGCAAGCGGCCCGCACGATCGCGGTGAGCGGCGCCGTGGTAACGCGCCGCCGGTGGCGTCGCGGCTCTGATGGGCTGCCTGTCCCGTTCCAGATGCAGGTGCTCGAGCCTGACTATATCAACACGCAGCTGACCGGGCCGCTCCCGAACGGCGGCTGGCGCATTCAGGGCATCGAGATGAGCCCGATCGGCCAGCGCACTGGCTATCAGATGTATTCTGGCCATCCGGGTTCTCTCATCCCCGGATCGCTAGACACCACCCTTATTCCCGCGTCCGAAATCTCGCATTGCTATCGCTCGCTGCGTCCCGAGGATCAGCACGGCGAAAGCTGGTTTGCCCCGGTCATCGTCCGCATGAAGGATTTCGGCGAATACGAGGATGCGCAGCTCGTTCGTCAGAAGATCGCCAGCTGCTTCACCGGCTTTCGCACCCCCGGCGAGAGTGCCGACCTTCCGGAGCCGACCACCGATTCGAACGGCAACCCGCTCGATGAAGAGCCCTATATCGCCGCTTTCGAGCCGGGGATCATAGAAACCTTGGCACCCGGCGAGACGATTACTTTCGGGGAACCACCCAGCGTCGACGGTTATGCGGACTATTCGCGCGTCTCGTTGCAGGCAATCGCGGCGGGTTTGGGCGTACCCTACGAGGTGCTGACCAACGATCTGACGAAAGTCAACTTTTCGTCGGGCCGTCTGGGTTGGCTTGAGTTCCAGCGCTCGCTGGCGACGTGGCAATGGACCATGTTCATCCCGCAATTCTGCGAGCCGGCTGGGCAGTGGTTCCTTCAGGCGGCGGCGATGTCGGGCGTCGACGTGACCGGCGCAACGTTTCACTGGACACCGCCTCGCCGCGAGATGATCGACCCGGCAACCGAGGTTCCCGCAATCCGCGACGCAATCCGCGCCGGCCTGCAAACGCCGTCTGGCGCGGTGCGCGAGCGCGGCGACGATCCCGACAAGTTCTTCGCCGAATGGGCCGCTGACGCGCAGCGGTTCGATGCTCTTGGCCTCATCTTCGACAGCGATCCCCGCAAGGTCACGCAGGTCGGCAACTCGCTTCACCCCGGCGCAACGCCGCCGCCCGAAGACAAGGAACCGTAAATGCCCGAAATTCTCATTTATGGGATCGTCGGCGACCCGATCGACGGTCTCGACGCGAAGACGCTCGTCCCGCAGATCACGAACGGCACCGATCCGCTCAATCTGCGCATCAACACCCCCGGCGGTTACGTCATGGAGGGACTGGCGATCTTCAACGCCGTGATGCGCGCCCGCGCTGGCGGCCGGGTCATCACGACCAGCGTAGACGGGCTTGCTGCGTCGATGGGGTCGATCCTCGCTATGGCGGGCAGTGAGATCGTCATGGCCGACAACGCCCTGATGATGATCCACAATCCTTGGGACGTCGCGATGGGTGACGCGGTCGCGCTCCGCGCCGCGGCGGACCAGCTCGACATGATCCGCGATCAGATGGTCGGCATCTATGCCGGCGTTACCGGCATCGACACTGCCGAGCTGGTCGCGATGCTCAACGCCGAGACGTGGTTCACCGCGCAGGACGCGCTCACTCAGAAATTCTGCACGTCGATCAGCGAGGCGAGCACCGCCGCCGCCTGCAACGTGTCCGCATTCGGGTTCCGCAAGGCCCCGGAAACCTCGCGCATCTCCGCCATGGCGATGCTCGGCAAGCCCAAGGCGGCAGCGCCCGCTCCGCAACGTCCACAGGAGAAAACAATGGACCTCTACAAGACCCGCGCGGCGCTGGTAGCCGCTATCGCTAAGTTTCAGACGGATGGGGGCACGCAGGCGGAGATCGATAAGATCGCCGCATCGGCTGCAGCGCTCGACGCAAAGGACGCGCTTCCCGCGACCGGCGCGCTGGCTGCCGCCGGTGCGGTCGTCATGCCGCCCGTCGTTACCGACACCTCGGTCGCCGCCATCAGCGCCGCCGATGTCCAGGCGGCGATCGCCGCCGATCGCGAGCGCGCGTCGACCATTCGCGCGCTCGGCAAGCAGCACGGCCTCGATGCCACCTTCATCGAAGGTCTCGCCAATTCCGAGACCACGTTGGCCGTGGCTCGCGAGAAGATGCTCGACAAGCTGGCCGAGCGTTCCGACGCGGCGAACATCGGCGGCAACGGCCATATCGTCGTGACGGCCGATGCCCGACAGAAGTGGATCGATGGCGCGTCGGCGTGGCTGATGGTCCGCGCGGGCGTCGCACCGCTGATCGAGAAGGCCGCCAAGAAGCGCGGCGAGACGATCCGGATCGATCCCGGCGAGTTCCGCGGCGTGTCGTGCGTCGACTTGGCGCGCGAGTCGCTCGGCCATGCCGGCGTGCGCGCCGTCTCGCGCGATCCGAAGGACATCGTCGGCCGCGCGTTCACTGTCCGCAACGAAATCACCCAGACCACGGGCGATTTCTCGGTGCTGCTCGAGAACGTCATGCACAAGACGCTCCAGGCGGCTTATGCGGTCACGCCGGACACGTGGTCGCAGTTCTGCGGCACCGGTACGGTTACCGACTTCCGGATCGCGAACCGCTACCTGCGTGGCACCTTCGGCGCGCTGGACAACGTCAACGAGGCCGGCGAGTTCAAGAACAAGCCGATCCCCGATGGCGCCAAGCAGACGATCCAGGCGGGCACCAAGGGCAACATCATCAACCTGTCCCGCCAGGCGATCATCAACGACGACATGGGCGTCTTCTCCGACCTCGCGACCGATCTCGGCCGCGCGGCGAAGCTGACGATCGAAATCGACGTCTATGCGCTGCTCAACTCCAACCCTGTCATGTTCGATGGGCATCCGCTCTTCGACGCGGCGCACGGCAATATTGCCGCGGTCGGTGGCCCTCCGGGCGTTGCGGTGTTCGATGCCGCACGCGTCCAGATGGCGACGCAGAAGGACGTCTCGGGCAACGAGTTCCTTGAAATCCGCCCGGACGTCTGGCTTGGCCCGCTCAACCTCGAAGGCCAAGCTCGCGTGATCGTCGGCAGCCCCTACGATCCCGATGCGGCCAACAAGCTACAGCGCGTCAACATGGTGCAGGGCCTCGTCAGCACGATTGTCGGCACGCCGCGCCTCACCGGCACGCCGTGGTACATGTTCGCCGACAAGGACATGGCGCCGGCGATCGAGGTCGTCTTCCTCAATGGTGTCCAGGAGCCGTTCCTCGACAACGAGCTCGGCTGGCGCGTCGATGGCACCGAGTGGAAGGTCCGCCTCGACTACGGCGTCGGCGCGATCAACTGGCGCTCGGCCATCAAGAACCCTGGCCAGTAAGTCCGGCCGACATCATCGGAACCTCGGAATGGGGCGGCTTCGGCCGCCCCTTCCGTTTCGGGAGACTCCCCATGAAGTATGTGAACCTGCTCGGCCCCGCACATGTGAACGGCGTGCTTCGCCATCCGCACGAGGGGGCATTCAAACTGACCAACGAAGACGCGGATCGCCTGATCAAGAACGATCTGGCCGTCGACGTCACCGACGACTTTCCCGACGACGATTCGCCGCCGGCCAAGGTCACCGTCAAGCCGTCCGACCCCAAGGCCGCCTAAGGCGCGCCGCTAGGAGATACCAACATGGCCAAGAATTTTGTCCAGCCCGGTGACACGGTCACCATGATCGCACCCCGCAACGTCAATCCCGGCGACGGCGTTCTAGTCGGAGCCCTCTTCGGCATCGCACTTGGCGCAGCGCTCGCCGGCGCCAACGTCGAAACCAAGACCAAGGGCGTCTGGGATCAGGCAAAGGCGGCTGGAGCCGTCACCCAAGGGCAGAAGCTCTATTGGGACAATGCAGCGTTCAACGTGACGACCGTGGCGGGTGGCAACACCATCATCGGCGTCGCGACGCAGGCAGCAGCTGCTGGAGACGCGACTGCGCGCGTCAAACTGAACGAGGCGGTGCCGGCGTGAACGATCCGTTCGCCACGGCGCTTGCTGTGCTTCACAGCGCAGCCGGCTCCGTGGCGGCGATCTATACGCCGAAGGGCGGCGAACCGCTGCCCAATCCGATCCGCGTCATCTGGGCTCAAGGCAGCCAGGCGACCGGCGGCAGGAATGGCGACCGCATCGCAGATACGAACAGCTTCGACGTCCAGCGCTCGGATGTTGCCCAACCATCGAAGGGCGACACCCTACAGGTTGCCGACGTGCAAACCGCGCAGATGCTCACGTTCCGGATCAACGGCGCCGCCATCCTCGACGTCGAGGGCATGAGCTGGGCCTGTCCGACCGAGCCAGCCTGATGGGACCGACCGTCAGCATAACCGGCTTGCCCACCGCGATCGGCGACGCCGAGAGCGAGATCGCGAAAATCACGACCACGGCGATGCGTGGCGCGACCGATACGCTCAAGAATGCCCTGCGCGACCAGATCCGGGACGCAGGCATGGGCAACAGGCTCGCGAACACCTGGCGGGCGGATACCTATCCAGACAGCCGCAACAGCCTCAACCCGGCCGGCTATGCATGGTCGAACGCGCCGGACATCATCGACGCCTTTTCGCGCGGCGCCACGATCTCGCCGCTCGGCGGCAAAAATTATCTTTGGCTCCCGACCAAGGCTGTGCCGCCAGGGCGCGGCGGTGGCCGCTCGACATCGACCAAGAAGATGTCGCCCGATCAGGTGCTGACCGAGTTCGGGGTCAAGGAGTTCATCATCAAGAAGGGGCGCGCCGGGCGGCTTCTGGCCTTCATTGCCCAAGGTCGTGGCACGACCGCCCGCGGCGCCGTCCGACGCGTCCGCAAGGGACGACTGGCGCATGGATCAAGCGGCGAGCTGGTGCTGATGTTCGTGCTCATGTCGAGCGTGCGGATGCCAAAGAAGCTCGATTTGAAGGCCGCTGCCGACACAGGTGCGGCCGACTTCGTATCGCGGCTTGAGGGAGGGCTCAACCAATGACCAAGAGCCTCGATGTCGCATTGGCAGTGAAGGCTCTGTTCACGAGCGCGCTGCCCGGCGTCGATATGCGAGGAATCGACGGCGAGGACGCGGCCCCCGATCGGATCGGATCGAACGGATTGGTGACGGTTGAGTTCGGCGACCCCGGCAAACCGGAAATCGATCTTTGCCCGGTGACCTATAACTATCAGCACCAGATCCCCGTCACAGTAGAGGCTGCTCCGACAGACGCGATGACGGCAATTCAGGTCGTAGACGCGATCCTCGATCTGATGTCGGCCGCGATCGAAGGCGACCGCTTCCTGGGCGGTCTCGTCGATTATCTCGACGCATCCGCACCGCCCTCCAACGACGATTATGTCGAGAGTTCGGTCACGACCAGCGGCGCCGCAATCGTAGTCATCGCCACCTATTCTTCCTCGCATCCCCTTTAAGGAGACACCATTATGGGACGCGCAATCGGCTCTAATGCCAAGATCGCCGGCGTCTTCGAGGCGACGCCCGGCGTTACCCCCAACGCCGGCTTTTTCTCGATCCCGCTCGCAAGCCATACGATGGGCGAAGAGCGTCCGCTCATCGCATCGGACCTGCTCGGCCTCGGCCGCGAACCGCAGGACCCGATCTCCGACGTCGCGACCGACAACGGCGATATGGTGGTCCCCGTTGACGTCCGGAACTTTGGGCACTGGCTGAAGCTCGCATTCGGCATGCCAACGGAGGCCACCGGCGGCGGTGCCGAGGAAATTCACACCTTCACGTCTGGTGCCGCGGCGCTGCCCAGCATGTCGATCGAGATCGGCGCGCCCGAAGTTCCCGCCTTCTCGGTCAACTATGGGGCGCGGCTCAACCAGCTGAAGATCGGCCTCGCGCGCAGCGGCCTACTCAACGCAACGTGCAGCCTGATCGCGATCGGCGAGACGGCGCCGGTTGCCGCGACTGTGATGCCCGCTCCGACATCGCTGCCTGTGCTGCGGTTCGCCCAGGCGACTGGGTCGATCATGAAGGACGGCGTCGCGCTCGCATCCGTCGTCGCCGCCGATCTGACCTTCTCGAACAACCTTGACCCGGTTGAGACGATCAAGGCCGACGGCCGGATCGAGGACAGTGACCCCGGCATGGTCATGGCCTCGGGCTCGCTGACCGTCCGCTTCCGCGACACCGTGCTGATGACGGCTGCATCGAACGGGACGCCCTGCGCGCTTTCGTTCGGCTGGACGAACGGGCCGCACAGCTTGATCTTCACCCTGCCGCGCGTGTTCCTGCCCCCGGCCAAGCGACCGATCTCCGGTCCAAAGGGCATCCAGGCAGTTTTCAACTGGCAGGCATCCGGCGCGCTTGCAGCCAGCATGACGGCCGTCCTGACGAACGATGTGGCGTCCTATGCGTAAGCTAGGTGCCCTTCCGTCTGGTTGGCTCGGTGCGATCGCGAGCGACGACCCGAACAACACGCGGCCGTTCCTCATTCCCGGCGTCCGGGTGAGGTTCGATCCTATCGGGCGCAAGGCCGTGCGGGCGGCGCGCGCCGCCTGCGCCGTGTCGCTTGCAGCCGATGGCGATTATCAGGAAGCGAGCGACGCTCTTTCTCGCGAGATTATCCGCTTCGGCATCGTCGAATGGGAGGGCGTGGGGGATGTCGACGGTGAGGTCGTGGCCGTGACGCCTGAAGCCGTCGACCTATTCCTCGCCGATCCCGAGCTCTGCGAGCAGGCCGAGATCGCGTATGTTCAGCCGTGGCTGCTCCGGGACATGGAAAAAAACGCCTCCGCCGGCTCGCCGAATGGCACTTCGGAGGAGGCGATGCCGGCGCTAGGTACTGCGACCACGTCTGCGAGTGGCGCGAAAACGGGCGATGCCAGCCTGAACTCGAAGCCGAGGACG